GATCATCGTCTTTGAACTTGCCACTCATAATCATCTTGTCTATGGTGTGTTGCAAACTGTCAATCCTCATTTGCATTTCTTCTAATAGTTCTATAGTCTGAATATGATTCATCTTCTTCTTTGTTCTGGCCATAACATATTATACAATATTTAAGAATTTGTTGTCAATCTTTATATAATTGGTGAATTTACAAAAAAAAGAAGCACACAGAGACCTTTTAAAGGCGGTCTAAAGGGATTGGTGGGGTGTTTGTACGTGGGCAAAAACCGTTATAATTTGAAATTGGGTTTCCAGGCCTGTAAAGACCAATATGCTGGTGACAAAGTCTTCTGTCCTTTGACATCATCAAGTATGGCACCCATCCTAGCATTGAAACTCTTTCTCCTAGCTGGATTGTTCCTGCCAATGCTGATTCCTTTTTGTCCAAAATTAACTTTCTTTACATTGCCAGTCTTCTTATCTCTTACGAACACTTTGAACTTCTTGACATCACCTCTCATTGGTGTGTTTAACTTTACTTCTCTACCTTGATACTTTGCCATTATTTTCTTTTCCTTGCTCTACTTCTGATATCAGTATCGTGTTTCCTTGAACCTCTCAATAAACTATTGACTCTGCCCATTGCCCATTGTTGCATACCAACACCAGGTCTTGATCCTGCACCAAGGAATGCACCTTGTCCTCTTCTATAGACTGCTTTCAAATCAGACAGATTGAACAATTTACTCTTGCTGGCTTTTGCCTTCAATGTCTTCACGGTTGAAGCTGATAATGGTTTACTTTTTTTTGCCAAGTTTAACTCTCCTGTCTATAAGGCTCTGTGGTATTCTCTTGCCTGCTTTATACAAGTTTGATATTCTTGTTAATACACTTGCCAGTTCTGATCTCTTACCACCCTTGACACCAGATAGGTATTTCTTTGCTATACCTGTCTTCTTGTCTTTTGCTACTCTTCTTTGTTTCATACTAATATTTATTTGCCTTGTCCACGATATCTTTTATAACTTCTTCTCTTTGATTTGTTCATCATTGTTTTAGATACTTTACCATTACCTATGCTTGTTTTTTTAGGTCTTGATTCGTGGACTACTTGTTCTTTGACCTTTGCCATTGTTATGTTATCTTTCTATAATTGAACTTTTTTGTTTTATATAATTTATTCAATTTTTCAACCTGGCTCTTGGCTGTTCCTTCACTGCCCCAACAATGTCTCTTATATTTGAAACCTTGTGGTCCAATATTGACATCACTACTGCTTCTATCAACTCTCAACTTGGCGAACTTGTCATCGTAGGTCAACACATAGACAGAATCTACCAATTGTAAGTCTTGTCTGAATTTTGTTTTTTTTAAGATAGCTTCATCTTCAATGTGTTGTGTTTTTCTTGCCATACAAATATTTATAGATTAAAAAAGGTGAACCCTGTTGCCGCGAAACAACAGGGTCCTATTGCACATACTATTAAGGAGCATTACCTAAATGTCAAATTAAGATAATACTAATGATATTTATCTAAAAATGTAAAAAAACCACTCAAAAGAAATATATTGACAAACAAATTATAAATACCTATAATAGAAGCTAAGGCACGACATAAGGTTGGTAGGCCAGTAATTATCCTACTGTGGAAAAGGCATCTGATAAGGAGCACACTATAAGAACTTTTCGTGTAGTTCAATTTCAATTCGTTATAAAGATTTGGTATTTAGAATAACCACCGTCTAATGTAAAAAAAGCGGCACCGTAGGTTGGTATGATCCTCCAGATCAAGAATGTGCTTGGACGAAGGCCTGGTCAACACAGATCAAGTTTTTGAGTCTACCGTACACAGGTGGACTCTGACCAAATCAATCAAGATCAAGTGTCTCATAAGGAATTAAAAAGTAATCACTGAAAGTGATTACTTGATTGACAACGGAGTTGTTGATCAGACCAAGATCAAAGTGAATCAATGTGAATTAATAAATAACAATATGCCAAAACAGACCAAGTTAAATCCCAAACAGAAACATTTCGTTGAAGAATACCTGAAGTCTTACAATGCCTCAGAGGCGTGCAGACTGGTAGGATTCAGTGAATCAATGGCCAATAAACTGATGCAGAACCCATTGGTGTCAAATGAGATCAACAAGGGCATTGACATCAGTTTGAAGAAGGCCAAGGTAGATAACAGATCTGTGTTGGGGCAGTTGGCCCAGATCGCGATGGAGCAGGATCCAGTCACCAAAGGGATGAGATGGAGTGACAAATTAAGAGCTTTGGAATTATTAGGTAAGCACCTTGGTATGTTCAAATCAGAAGAAACAGATCAAGGCAAGATCCCTCAGGTCACTATTAATTTTGAAGGTGAGTCAGAGAAACTTGAGAAGCCTTCATTTGAGATAGTAGATTATGAGTCAAAAAAAGACAGAAGAGACAACTAACAACACTGACCTGAAAGTAAGCTTCACACCAAACCAACAGCTTTGGTATCAGACACCTGCCACTGAGGTTTTGATTGGAGGCTCATTTGGATCAGGTAAATCATTCTTTTTAAGATGGGCTTCAATACTCTGGGCTATGGAGATTCCTGGGATCAACATATTCCTTTTCCGTAGGACATTTCCAGATCTAAGGATAAACCACTTGGTTGGACCACAGAGCTATCTCTCCATATTGGAACCATTGATATCAGGTGGGTGGGTCAAGTACAACTCTGCCCATAACACTTTTAAATTTTGGAATGGATCTGTAATAACAATGAGTCACTTACAACAGGAAGCAGATATGTTCCGTTTTCAAGGATCAGAGATCCACTGCTTGTTGATAGATGAAGGGACAACATTCACAGAAGCACAATACAGGTTTATGAGATCAAGGGTTAGGATGAGTGGTGTGAAAGTACCTGAAAAATGGAAAGGACATTTTCCAAGGATAGTGGTCAGTTCCAATCCAGGTGGTATTTCACACAATTTCTTCAAGATAGGATTTGTTGATCTATGTCCAAATAATAGGATAGTGAAGATGCCAGATGATGAAGGTGGATTATTGAGACAATATCTTCCAGCAAAACTCATAGACAATCCATATCTAATGAAAGAAGATCCTGATTACGTCAAAAGGATTATGGGTATGGGAAACACAGAATTAGTGACAGCTATGTTGGAAGGAGATTGGAATATTCCTTCTGGCCAGATGTTCTCAGATGTTATGGATAGTGTAAAATGCCTAATTGGAGATTTTAGATTGCCAGAACATTGGATATTGAAGAGGGCCTATGACTATGGTTATTCTGCTCCTTTTTCAGTGTTATGGTATGCCATAGCAGATGACACACCTTGCACAATTGACGGTAAGCAGAAGACATTCACGCCAGGTACAATAGTGATAGTGGATGAATTGTATGGTTCAAAACCCAACAAACCCGCAGAAGGTCTGAGATGGTCACCAGGAGACATAGCGAGAGCCATAAAAGAACAAGAGAGACACTTTGATAGACCAGTGAGACCAGGACCCGCTGATAATTCAATCTATGACGGTGACAGCAAGATAGCAGAAGAGATGGCCGTTCACGGAGTTGAATGGTGCAGATCAAACAAAGCCCCAGGTTCAAGGAAGATAGGTTGGCAACAGATAAGACAGAAATTCAATGCTATGTTGCCTGAAACACAGGAAGAGCCAGGATTAGTAATAACAAACAAATGTCAAATGCTTTGGAGGAACCTTACAGGTTTACCAAGAGACACAAACAATTTAGATGATGTTGACACCAAATCAATAGATCACGATGCTGATACTTTGAGATATATCGTCTTAGACAAGCCAAAAACAGCAAAAATGATTCCGCTACAAGGCTACTAACAATAAATATGATTATAGATCAGGAAAACTTATATGCCAGCAAATAATACACATCCAAGTTATAACAATTGGGCCCACAAAGCCGCAAAGACAAGAACCGTAATAGAAGGCGAAGAAGCCGTGAAATCAGCTGGAGAAATGTTCCTACCACACCTCAATGGTTTATCAGGTAGAGAATATGAAGATTACAAAGAAAGAGCCCAGTTCTACAATGCAAGTAGAAGGACTCTGTCAGCATTGGTTGGTTCAGTTTTCAGAAGAGGTGCCACATTCACAAGACCAGCAGAATTAGATGCTGTGATCAATGACATTGATCTTGATGGCACATCAGCAAATCACTTCACAAAACAGATATTGAAAGACGTACTCACAGTGGGCAGACACGGTGTTTTAGTTGACTATGATCAAAACACACAGAGACCATATTGTAATCATTACATTGGTGAAACGATAATAAACCATAGAATGGGAATGCACAATGGCATATTACAATTAGAAATGGTGGTGCTATTAGAAAGCAAAGAAACTATCAATTTAAATGATGAGTTCAAAACAGATTATGAAACTCAATACAGAGTGTTAAGACTACAAGATGGGGTTTACACCCAACAAATTTATTACACGGAAGGCAACACAGAGGTTGCAAGTGAAATCACAGTTCCTACCATACAAGGTAGAACATTAGATTACATTCCTTTCGTGATCATCAACACAACTTCTTTAGGTTGTGATTATGAAGATTCACCATTGTTAGATTTAGTGAATATGAATATCAATCATTACAAGTTTTCAGCAGACATTGGTCATTCATTACACTTCACAGCTCTACCAACCCCTTATGCAACGGGTGTAGACAATTACGGCGGAGAGAGCAAAGAGGCATCACCTTTAAGGATTGGTTCAACTAATATGTTGATGCTACCACAAGGTTCAACGGTTGGTATGTTGGAATTCAGTGGTGCAGGTGTGAACAGTTTAAGACAGTACCTAAATGATTCTGAAAACAAGATGGGAAAACTGGGTGCAAGGTTATTAGAAAAACCTACAGCTCAACCAGAGACAGCAGAAACAACTTCTATCAGACAAGCGGCAGAAGGATCTGCTCTTATCACGGTGGTAGAATCTGTAGATGCTGGTATCACAATGGCATTGAAATATTGTGCTGATTATATGAACATAGATATTGATTCAGTTGACGCTGAATTGAACAGAGACTTCATTGATGCTAAAATGGATTCTAAATCATTGATAGATTTAATCAAAGCATATCAAGAAGGTGGTATATCAGAAGATACGTTATACTACAATCTACACAAAGGTGAAATATTACCACCTGATCATAATAAAACAGAAGAGATTACAAAATTACAAGGGCTGAAAGGAACAGTGGAGCAACCAACTCAGCCTAAAGATCTAAGTCAATCACATCCACCAATGCAAGACAAAGATACATTGGTCAGTCATATAAGAGAAATGATCAGTCAAGGATACACTGACGAAGAGATCAAACAATTACATCCAGAAATGGATAGTTATTTTAATGGAGGAAATGATAATGGCAATGCATAGTAAAAAGAAAAAGAAAAAAGGTGGCAAAAGAGGCGGAAAGAAAAAAGGCGGCAGACGAGGTTAATTGGTCTGACTATTTTGCATCTATTGTTTCAGTATGTCCCTGGTCTAAAGCATACTGGAATAAACAAAAAATAGACATCTGCGAATGGCAAGAACAGATACATCCATTGGGTGACTATGTTGCCCGTGTTTATAAATTACCAAACGCAAGTGCCTACAAGTTGAACAAGTTGATGAAACAGTTCAACGAAGATAGACCCAAAGAAGAATGGTTGTATTCACATCCAAAGTTTGGAAGACATTCAACTCCAATACCAGTGTTGATACAACAAGATCATCAATTGCTAACTGACATAAGAAACAACATAAAAAAGAAATAGCAATTGATACTAAATACAATTATAATAAGTTAACCGTGTTTAACAAATAGGAGGACTCGTATGTCTAAAGAAGAAGCAAACACACAATCAAACGAACAATCAACTCAACCAACTCAACCTTTAACATTATTTGTAGATTCATTGGAATCAATTCCTGAATCATTACATTCACACTATGAACAAATGGAAGATGGATACAAATTGAATGTCAAAAATGTAGTTCCATCTGCAAAATTAGATGAATTCAGAAACAACAACAGAAAACTAAATTCTGAATTAGAAGATCTAAGAAAACAGATGAACTATTTTGACAAAGATGAATATGACAGATTAAAGGATCAATATTCAAAAGATAAATCAAAAGGTTCAATACCTGAAACTGATGTTGAACAAACTCTATCAAAAAGAACTGCTGAAATGAAAGCAGACTATGAGAAGAAGTTAGAAGAGTTGAACAATCAATACACAACAACAAATCAAAAATTATCAACTGTCTTGATTGACAATGAAGTTCAATCAAATGCAACCAAATACAATGTAAGATCAACAGCTATGGAAGATGTTCTTTTAAGAGCAAAGACTGCCTTCGTTCTAGAAGATGGTAAAGCTGTTGCCAAAGATTCAAATGGTGAGATTGTTTATAACTCACAAGGTGAACCTTTGACAATTGAACAATGGGTAAACAAATTACAAAAGACGGCAGGGCATTTGTTTGAAGAATCAACTGGTGCTGGATCAAGAGGACAAAAGACTCCTGTTCAACAACCAGCGAGAAAAATGACAGGCCTTGAAATGATTAACCAAGGTTTGAAAAGAAAGAACTAAATATCAACATAATATCCGTGATATTATAGGACAGACGATCTGTTATGTTTATTAACTACAAGACATAATAAGGAGGAAAATAATTATGGCTTACTTAACACAATCACTTAATGCGGTTGTTTCTAATGAACTTTTCCGTAATCCTATATACCCAGGAATAGCGGATGCAATTCAAGAAGCACAAACATTCTATGAATTTGTTCCTTTTACTGCGGTTAAAGGTTCATCAATAGGTGTAAATCAAAACACAGATCAGAACTTGACTGCTTTCGTGGCAGACGGTGCTGATTTAGACACAGGAAACCCAATCAATCAATTAACAACGACAGTTAGAAACTACAACATCAAATCAATCGCTGGTTTGGCAAATGTTGGAACGGTATCTAATGCAGGTGCATCAGCAAATGGTGTTGACCTAATGGCTGTGGCTGTTCAAGCGAAAGCAAGAGACATCGCAAGAAAAGTCTACAAACAAGTTGTTAAAGGTGTTGACAACGGTGATGCATCAGGATTTGAAGGCTTAGATGATTTCTATGCTTCAGATGGTGCTCTTAACGGTGTCAATGAATTAACACCAGCAAATACGGCTGATGATATGGCTGATGTTTTAGATCAAACTTTAAATTCTATCACAGCGGCTGATCCGGACTTCATTATGATGAATGGAACACTTTTAAACAAGTTCACAGCAAGAATGAGAGCTTCTGGGGCTGGTTTTAACTATGTGACTTCACCAATTACGAACAGAAACATTCTTTCGTATCAAGGTGTGCCAATTTTCAGAAATGATTACATCACAGTTCACACAACAGACAAGCACGATATCTTTGCTGGCTGTTTTGAAAGAGGTGGTAACACAGGTATAACAATGATATATCCAGAGGGAACCCCCGCTGGGTTGGAAGTTGTAGATTTGGGAGAATCTGAAAAATACTTAGGTAGAGTGACAAGAGTAGCTCAGCATACTGCTTTGGCTGTTATGAACGGCGAAGGTTTAGCGAGAATGTCAGTTGACTTAGGTGACAACACAGGTCTATAATTTTACATTATAGATACACTATTAAACAAGGGCCTTTATGGCCCTTGTTTTCCCTATAATCACTAAATACAAGTGAGGATCAAATTATATGGCTTTAACATTAATCACAACTGCAGGTGCAACAAATTCAAACTCATATGCCACTGTTTCAGAGGCAAATACCTATCACGATTCAATCAGAGAAGAAGCAGATCAAGTTTGGTCAGCATTACACGATGGCAAGAAAGAAAGACTTCTTGCTATGGCAACAAGACTGATTGATGAACATTTCATATTTTTAGGTTATAAAAGAAATTCAAATCAAGCATTACATTGGCCAAGATCAGGTGTTGTGAAAGATGGAAAATATGCTTATGGAACATTTGAAAATCTTGATGAAGACACAATACCACAATTTGTAAAAGATGCCACATCAGAATTTGCAAGATTACTTTCAGCAGAAGACACAACTGCTGATGATGATACTGCTGGATTCAAACAACTAATGGTCCAAGGTATCAGTTTAACAATGGATCAGAGTTCAAGATTATCAAAAGGTGTTATAAGATCAAGTGTTTATTCAATTTTAAGAAAATATGGAGATTACATTCCATCATTAAATGCAGGATCAGGCGGCATAGGTCAAAATAGATTAGTAAGGAGTTAGTCCAATGGGATTAAGGTCTGCTATACAATCAGCAACAAATAGTGCCTTTAGTGCCTTAGGTGATATACCTATTTCAGTCACGTACACTCAAGTTTCATCAGGTGGATACAATGCCACGACAGGTACAACAACTGAGACAACAAGTTCAACAACATTGACAGCATTGATAACAAAATTTGAACAAGAGAACATAAATGCAGGATTGGCACAGACAACAGACAGACAGATGTTGATACCTGGCAAAGATTTATCATTAACACCAAAACCACAAGACAGGGTAAATTTTGATTCAAGAGATTATGAAGTTTATAAAGTTGAAAGAGATCCTGTGTCAGCTTTACATAAATTACATATAAGGGAAAGATAGTATGGCTTTGACAATACCACAAGCATTGAAAAGAATTGATCAAATAATGAATCAAGTACAAGAAGGTTTTACTTCTGAAGGACAACAAACTGTGAAATCTAAGACACCTGTGAGAACAGGTAAACTACAAAGAGGTTGGAATTCAAGAAGTGCAAAGTTTGGTCGTGTATCTGAAATAAACAATGATACACCCTACGCAGGTTTCGTGGAAAACGGATCTGCAAAAATAAGACCAAGAAAGATGGCGGCTCAGACTGTTCAAAGTCTAAGAACTAGAGCAGACTCTATCGTCAGAAAGGCAGTGAAATAGATGACCTTTCAAGCAGAGAGAGC